CGGTAGAAGTCATCGACATTAGTCCATCCAGTGGTAAGACCCGCAGGTAATCCTTCCGTGTAGATCTGATCTAGATCGCTACTAAAAGAATCTAACTCAAAGATCCCATCAACAGGGATGGGTAGCGCATTCTTGATGCACTCGGACAAAACTTCTTTTCCCATCTTGATGAGTACGTCGTTCGCATCTTTACAACCTTCAGGCCAGACAACCTTGTAGCACCGCTCTTTGCCAAGCCTACGCGCAAGTTCCTCTTCCAACTTCCTGCCCGGCACATCGTTGTCAACTGCCAGAATGAACTTCTCGACTGCTTCAATAGCAGGATCCTCAACGTCGAGGTAAGAAAATTTCTTTTCGAAGTTCTTAGAGTCCCCAGTAGGTGCCCCATCCGGAACAGAAATCGAATGTCTGTAACCCGCGACTTCGAGGGCAAGCGCATCGAACTCACCTTCCGTGATGATCGTGCATTTAGGATCAATGTCGTCATATTTGTACCATGTCTTTTCTGCGCCTCCCTCTTGGGTGAAGTACTTGTTCTTGTCTCTGTACTTGACGTTGACGATCTCACCACCCTTAACAAAAGGGAACGCCATGCACATCACTTCCTCTTCACGCTGAGGCATATACTTTTGCGCCATCGATACTTGATTGCGAGCAGCAACCTCAGGTGTGATACCTCTTTCCGCCAACCATCCCATCGCATTCTCAGTCAACAACTGTCCCTTGAACTCAGGCTTACGATAGTTCTTAGTGCCCGTTACATAGGGCTTCATATACTCTCCCTTTCCAATTGATCCAGACCAGCCACAATGCCAGCAGTTATACATTCCTCTGTCTATGTTTACATTTAGACATGGGTATGATCGTTTCTTCCTTGTATGAGAACACTGCGGACAAGTGGTCTTGATCTCGCCCGAAGACTTTCCTCGAACATCAATACCAAGATCACTCCACGTTTTCATTACTACCCTTTCTTATTATTGCAACCGATTTGTTTTTGTATATCTATATCATTATTAACTAAGTTAAATAACCCTTCCTCTAACGGTGAAGACGCACTCAGCCCATCCCTAGTGCGTCCTTCAACATGCTTCCCCCAACGGAGCCAGACATGCACCCGACAGACTTACGTGCAAGGGGTTCTATCTTCGCCGCCCCCGTCCCTCTTCCCGCACTAACCCACAGTAAGGACTCTTTGTTGATACGCTGCCGTTGGTTTCCCCGACCGTATTAACGCAGTCATAAACTTCAATGACGCAATTAGTATAGGGTTGAGTTGTTCCGTTGTCAAACAAAAAAACATCTTGACATCAAGATTATTTTGAAACGACAATGCGATCCCGTTTGTTTTTGCCGAAAGAAAATTTATAAAATATTTTTTCACTAAAGCATTGACAACGCTAACAAATGCTCTATACTTGCTAACAACAGATCACAACAAGGAGTTAATATGGAAGAAGATAAACGACACGGACATGTTCTAGGTGGCATTCAGGAAGTAATGAAAGCATTCGCAGACAAGGGCATTGCTAAGGCACACAAAAACGAATCGCAAGGCTTTAAGTTTCGAGGCATCGATGATGTAATGAATCGCATGGCGCAGCATTTAGTTGAGGCTAACCTTGTTATTGTTCCAAGCATTAGAAATAGAGAAGTCAGTGAGCGTGTTAATAGTCGCGGCAATCCTCTGTTTTACGTAACGGTTCTTGTGGACTTTACTGTGTACTCAACATTAGATGGAAGCAGCGTTGTGTGTACAGTTCCCGGAGAAGCGATGGACTCAGGCGATAAGGCCACGAACAAAGCTCTCTCGATTGCATACAAGTACATGGCATTCCAGTTGTTCGCCATACCTATTGATGAAGATCCTGATCGCCACACTCATGAGATTGGTAGATCAAGTGATACTGCTTTCAGTATTGGCGGAGCAGGAAGTACAAGCAAAACAGTTTCTACAGAAGAAGCAGAAGTAATACGTAAGCTCTTATCTCAGACAGATGTAACTGAGGAAAAGCTTACAGAGTTGTATAAGGTTAGTGGCATTGAATCTCTTCCGCAATCAAAGCTGCAAGAGATAACCAAGAAGCTACAAAGTAAAATTAAACAGAAGGAGGAAGCATGAACAAGCAATACAATAACATAGCAGTATTCAAAGCTAAGCCTAGTCAGAACGATAAGGCACCACAGTTCAACGTATCCATTGAGTTTGCTGATGGATCTAAGTGGCGCGGTGGTTTATGGGAGCGTACTAGTAAGGCAGGTACGAAGTATCTAAGCGGAAACCTTGAGGTTGATCAAGGAGGGAAGCAGTCAGACCCTAGAAAAGATCCGCCATTATCTGGCAATGATCCTATTGACTGGTAGTGTCAACGCACCCGAGGGTCATACGTCTTGCAGATGCGCCCCGCGACTCGGGATCAATGCTGAATGCGGGGTAAGTTACTTCCTCCCCTTTAGTGGGGTTCAACCCATAACGCTAGGGCAATCTGCAAAAGCGTGACAGCTGGAGAGACAGCGTTGGAGAGGACGCCTAATTGGTAGGGCACCGGACTGTAACTCCGAGGTCGGCTAGTTCCGTGTAGGTTCAAATCCTACCCTCTCCACCAAGACGCCTGAGAGTTAGGATGTTGTGTTTGTGCACTGCATACAAAGCGATGGGAATCCTTTCCCTAGCTCTCAGACTTGTTGGTTGTGCGGGTGTAGCTCAGTTGGTAGAGCATCTGATTTCCAATCAGAATGTCATCGGTTCGATCCCGATTACCCGCTCCATTTAAAATAAGGGCGCTATGAATCTAACTAATATACATGATCTGCCTCAGGCATTAGTCGATGCAGTAAGGAACGATCCTTACAAGGGAGGCGGAGACATCTCAGTTACTAAGCTGATCGACTCACCTCAGCGCAGGGTTTTACTTGGCACATACAAAGAAGCAATCGTTGAGGATGTTAGTGAACGCATATGGTCTCTGCTTGGTCAGGCGGTACATACAATCCTTGAGCGAGCCAATAAGTCAGACATAGTTGAAGAACGTTTGTTTGCTGATGTGGATGGTTGGAGTGTGTCAGGTCAGTTCGATCGCATGGACTTGCATAACGAAACTCTAGATGACTACAAGTGCACAAGCACTTACAAAGTAATGATGTCTGACATGAAGGAGTGGGAGCGCCAACTTAATATACTTCGTTGGTTAGCTGTGCAGAATGGGTACAAGATAGAGAAGCTGCGCATCATTGCAATCCTTCGGGACTGGAGAAAAGCTGACGCTAAACGCAAACCTGAGTATCCGCAAAAGCCTGTAGCTACAATTGATATACCAGTCTGGTCGCTTGATGAAACATACGAGTATATAAAGAGCCGTGTCAATCTACATCAGTCAGCAGTAGCAGGAGAAAAAGTTGAGTGCACGGACGAAGAAAGATGGTACGAAGGTACCACATACGCACTAATGAAGAAGGGTGGCAAGCGAGCCATTAGAGTTTTTGAAAGGAAAGAAGATGCTGAATCACAACTCGCTGACGGCCAGTATGTTGAGACGCGAAAAGGCGGCTATAGAAGATGCGCAGAATACTGCGAAGTATCAGAGTTCTGTAACCAATACCAATCTGAGCGGCAAGATAATGAGGCTACCGTCTGGGAGACTGGTAACGATAGTTGAAGACACAGGCAGAGATACATACTTATGCATGTACGATGTGCCTGATGTTCCCAATATGAACTCCATGACTAAAGACCAACTTCATGATGCTAGGAAGATTGAGTTTAAGAAAAGTTTTTTAATTAAGTACGGCAAGGAGTATGTATGGAAGCAACCAAACTAATGAACGTAGAAGAGGCGGCAGGGTACGTCGGTTTATCAACGTTCACTGTTCGTCGTTTAGCTAAGCAGGGTTCTATACCTGCCGCAAAGATAGGTCGAGCTTATCGATTCAAGAGAGAAGACATTGACTCTTATCTTCGCACCCAATATAAAGGAGGGTCTAATGGAGCAGATTCAACAAGCCAGTGAAGAGGATGTAATAAATAAAATCGTTGGTAAATGGATTGAGTATTCATCTGAGAATCCAGATATATCAGCTGGTACATGGCTTCGTTCTTTCGCTATTATGTCCGGCATGACTCTTGGCATATCAGGAACATCAGAAGAATTTGTGCAACCAGCTATGCAGGAGTTTGTTAATCTAGCTGTTGGTGCTTATAACGGCACGATTAGAGAGATACCTCCAGCAACTATTCAGTAATAGAAAATGCAGAACTGTCCAAAGTGCCAATCAAAAACTGACGTGTATGATTCTCGTCTTTCTATGGAGGGCGAGTTCAGAAGGAAGCGCAAGTGTAAGAATGTAGATTGCGGTTTCCGTTATGCAACGATAGAAGTTTTAGACAGCGCAAGACCATTGGATAAAGAGCCTCGCGAGGCGAAACCAAAGGCATCACCAAGACCAAAGAAGATTGCTGAGCCTAAGAAGGTAAAGCAAATTAAAGAGAGGCGCGTGAGAAAGTTCGAGGACTACGACGATTACGTACACAGCGGAATGGATCACGACATACAAGATGTTGCAAGGGATTTAGGAATAGGAGACTTTACATAATGAACATGAAACAACTTTCGGAGCGCATGGATTATTCGGTCACAGCGCTGCTTGATATACATCAACGAGATCAGGCTGAGGCAACTCTTATCCGGACAGCAGCTAACCTGTTAGATAAGCTAAACGATAGAGACCTTACAATCACGTTACTTCGTTCTCAGCTAGATGAGTGTGAGCATGAGATCAGCCAACTGAAAGCAAAGCTTGATGGTAAGAACATCTGAAGATCTGATTGCTAAGAGACTGGCTGAGACTCGAAATGATCTGTGCAAAAGATTAGAGGACGGCGTCAAGCTAAGGGGCAACAAAGCTGGAAGGAAAGATCTATATAAGAAGTGGAGAGCGGAGATAGGAGATAACGCAGCAAGAGAATCTGCTCGTTATGTTGAGGCTTTGCTTGATGGGAAAGTTGGATGGCCGAAATGGTACAAGCGCAACAGCTAATCACAAGGAGAGGCAAATGATAAACGATGACGTTAACAACCCAAAGCATTACACAAGCGGAAGCATAGAGTGTATCGATGCAATCAAGGCTGCTCTTTCTCCAGAGGAATTCGACGGCTTCTTAAAAGGCAACATACTAAAGTACACATGGAGAGAGCGCCACAAAGGTGGCAAGCAATCTATGGAGAAAGCTCTTTGGTATATGAATAAATGGCTGGCAAATAAAGAGATGGCGCAAGCAACCGTTTCAATAGGGAAAGAAAGCGGAATTCCAACAACCCTAGCACACGCACTAGGATTAAAAGAACAAGTAAGCAAAGCGGATGAGCTTGATGCATACGATCAAGTTGAGGCGCATTACTTTAAACGCGGGATGATGTAGTAACAAAGGGAGGAAGTATGAGTGAAGCGGAGATAATCTACTCTCGCGCTAGGGAGTATGCTGAAGGGGAACGCCAAGCAGCACTAGAAGATGTAAAGACTATGGATGAGGATCGTCTTAAGAAAGAGTATGTTGATCTGATATCTTTGGTTGCGTACTACACCAAGTTAGAGCAAGCAATATTAGCTACCCCTAGATCACACTTCGATGGTCTAAGGGCAGCTCTAAAAGAGATTGATGCTGACGAGATTCTACGTCAAGCTTCTATCGCAGAAGAAGAAGGTATGCCCATAGCAGGGATGGCTAGGGTAAAAGCTAAACCCTTGATCACCCTGCTTGGACGTATTAAAGCTTTACTACCTACTCTTCAGGAGAGTCGTTAACTACTGCATCACGGAACCCACGCTTCAGCGCTTGAGTAATGGCGCGGTTGCGTAGTTCCTTCTCTTGCTTCTCAATTCGGTTACGAGCTTCAATCTTTTGAGACTCAGAGTTAATCGGATTGAGTTCAAAGCTTCTTAGATTTGTTCTCATCTTCTTTATCTGCTGCTCAACTCCAGACATCACGGCTTTCGTTCCTCCGATTCCCGGATAATCTTTTTTAATTTCTGCGCGACGAGCAGCTGTTGTATCCGGTGACATGTACTCTGTGTACATCGTATCAACCTGAGATGCCACACGACGGAATGCACTGGAGTTAAAGGAGTCCTCATCAA